CCCCGTGCGTGTGGGCGAGCATGTCAGCCGCCTGCGACGAGCCGAAAGCCCTGCTGGCATCGACGCCACGGCTGTCGTCCCACGCCCGCAGGAACTCGCCCCGGAGGTCCGGGAGGGCAAAGGTCGTGGAGCCGTCCCCGGCCCCGTAAGTCGTGCCGATGAACCCGAAGAGGGTGGCGTAGGTCGTTCGGTTGAGCAGGGCTCCGTTGGCCTTCAGCCAGCCGGTCGGAGCCGTGTTCCCGGCAAAGTACGAGACCGCCCCGGCGGGAACGCCCACGTCTCCGCCTGCTGCGACCGACGAGGCGATCATCACCCACTGCGAGGTGTTCGGGTCGGTGTACCAGATGTACGTGTTGCCGGTGTCGCTCTCCCACCAAAGCTGACCGGCCTTGGGGTTGGACGGCGCGCTGTCGCCGATATAGGTTCCCGGCGGCACGGAGACCGGAGCCCAGTTGAGGCTCTGACGTACGTACTGCACCCCGTCGTTCGGAGCCTCCGGGACGCCACTCGGGGGAAGGGAGGCGACGACGTTCTTCACGAAGGCGGTCGTCGCAACGCTCGTGTCGTTGTCTGCCGTCGCAGGCGTCGGAGCCTTCGGATCGCCCGTGAAGGTCGGAGACGCAACCGGAGCCCACGGACCCCCCGTATTGGACGCCGTGATCGCCGAGGTAACAAACGCGGTGGTCGCGATGCTCGTATCATTGTCGCCGGGGCTCTGGGTCGGAGCCTTGGGGTCTCCGGTGAAGGTGGGAGACGCAATCGGTGCCCAAGGGCCTCCAAGATTGGAAGCGCTGATCGCGTTGGCAACGAACAGGGTCGTCGCAATACTGGTGTCGGCATCGCCGGGGCTTGGGGTCGGAGCCTTCGGGTCCCCGGTGAAGGTGGGGCTGGCGATGTTCGCCTTGGTGTTCTGGAGGTTGGCGATGTCGGTAATGTTCTGGTTGACGCCTCCCTGAAGGGCGACAAGCTGGGTGTCCTGCGTCGAGTTCTTGCTGTTCGCCGCATCCATGTCGGTCTGCTTGGCGTAGTAGACCCCGTGCTGGCCATCCAAGAGATCGGCATCCAGACCGGAGCCCGCACCATCGACGGTGAGGATTTTGTCGAGCGCCTCCTGCGGGGTGTCGGTCGAGGGGGCGAAGGTGCCGACATAGGACCACTTCGTGCCGTCCCACTGGTACATGTCCCCGGTGTCGATATCCAGATACATGTCGCCAAACTGGCCCCCGGCGGCGGTCGGAGGGCCAGAGCCCGTCATCCACGCCGTTCCCCGCGTGGCGATCTGGGTTATCTCCACGAGCCCTATGTGCGGCGGAGGAGCCTGCGGAGGGACCGTGACTTGCGGCACCTCGACAATGACATCTCCCGTGCTTTGGGGCTCTACGACAACGGTCATGTCGGCCTTATCCCCATGATCGTGACAATGCCTTCAGCCAGCGTCGTGGTCCCCGCCGCCGTCGAAGCCTTGAGGTTCCACCAGCAGCCGGAGGGCAGGGTGTTGACGACGGCAACCGGCAGCGACAGGATCACCTCGCCGGGGACGACGGTCGGCGTGACGGTGAAAGCCGCCAGCACCGATGCCAGAACGCTGGTCGGGTAGACGAAGGCGGTGATCGTCGTGGACGTGAGGTCGTAGGGCGTTCCCTTGTTGGCGTCCTGCCACAGGCGGATGTAGATCGCCGCGTCGAAGTTGTAGGTCATGCTGATCGGGACGTTGTCTATGACATCCTCCGGCATGGCGTCGAAGCCCGCAGCCTGCGTCAGCGACAGGTTACCAACGGCGAACAGCGTCGGTTCCTGCTTGTAGGTCCCCACGAGCTTCAACTGGTAGCCGTTCATGTCAATGAGGTCGCCCTGCGGGATGGTGGCGCGAGCCTTGCCGTTGACGATGTCGGTGGCCGGAACCGCGTAGGTCATCAGCCGGTTCTCGCTGCGGGAGACCAGTTGAAGCTGGGCGGCAACATCGTCGGTCAGCGCCTTGCCGGTGAAGTCGAGATACTGGAAGTCGATCTTGATCTGCATCCCGGACGGCACCCGCGCCGACAACGGCTGGGGCTCCACCGGGTTCATCGAGACAATTCTACTGATCCGCATCCTCGAACCTCCCGACGATGGCCCTGCTGGCGATGGTAGAGGGTAAAATCTTGCCGTCCTTGTAGCGCATCCCCGGCTCGATCTTCTTCCAGTCGGCGTCGATGCCGATGACCACCTTGTCGTCCGGGATGATCCTCGACGGGTTGTATTCGACGTGGATGATGATGCCTGCCGGATCGACGGTGGCGAAGGCTCCGTAGACGGCATCGACAAAGTCTCCGGTCTCCCGCTCCCAGTTCGTCAGGACGGTGCGCAGTTCGTACCAGTCCAGCCCGTCCTCGTTCTCGTAATAGAGGATGCGCTTGTCGCGGTTGACGACTTGGAAGTGGCCGAAATTGACGATCAGCATCTTCAGCCCCCCATGTTTCGCCAGCCATGGATGTCGTCGTAGATTTGCAGCGTCGTGTAGTAGAGCCCGTAGACCTGACCGGACTGACCGGCCACGCGGGCATAGCCGATGATCACCGTCCCGGCGGGGCATATCCAGCCGTTGGTGTCGCCGACGTTGCCGGAGTAGGTCGAGCCTGACCGTTGCATCAGGACGTTGCCAACCCTGCTGTTGACGCGGGCGTTGACCCAGTTCGTCAGCCAGTCGTTGCCGTAGACGGAGCCCCAGATGTTGCCGTCGTTCTGGTGGATCGAGGCTCCCGCATAGACATGCGCCGGAGCCTTGAACACCCCGTCGTTCTGGAAGGTGTAGGTCTGCGTACCATTCACCCGCAGGAAGCCGTGGCTCATCGCCGCCGCGTTGGTGTAGATCACCATGCGGTCTTCGTTGTTCGGCCCGTAGAACCAGACGTGATCGTTGCCGCTGGTGGCCTTGACGGTGAGCATCGTCGTGGCATTGATCGCTCCATTGGCGGAAATTGCTGAATTGGACGTGATGACCCCTGTTGCGGCAATCGATCCATCGTCGTTGACGGTGACGACATCCGTGCCGCTGCCGTCAGGCTTGGTGTTGAGAACGAGACGGTTCAGCGTGGCCGCAGGGTTCGGGGGAGTGCCGGGACCGGCAGCGGTCGCAAGTCTAGCAAGCCACGAAAGATCGGCACCCGTGAACGAGAGCCCGTTCGCGCCCGTGGCGGCGGTGAAGGAGACATAGCCGTTGGCGTCCGCGCCGGAGATGTTGATGCTGGTGGTGAACGTCTGGAGCCGGTCCACGTAGTTCTTGGTCGCCACGTCCTGCGGGGCGACGGGGTCCTGAACGTTGATCAGCCGGTGGTTGTTCATCGGCAAGTTTGCCGTGGGCTGTGTTCGGCCATCCTTGGTGATGACCGTCGAGAGCCCTGCGGCGATATCTTGGTCGTGGTTGTCGTGGTAGTCAGACCGGATCAGGATGTTCGCCGCCGCGTCGGAGACCCAGCTTCTGAGCCGGTTGAACGTGCCGTTGCTGTCGAAAGGCATGATCGGGCTCCTATTTGGTTCCAGTCCTGCTTCCAATGAAAAGCTTGGACAATGTATCACGCGGCTGGGCCAACCCCGAGTAGTCGGGGGCGACCACTTTCCCTTCCGGGTTGAGGATCGCCAGCTTCAGTTGCTCGATTTCCTGCGGGTTCAGCTTGGCGTTCGCCTGCGCCAGCTTGTCGAGGATGTGGCCTGTCGTACGGGCTCCTGACACCACTCCGTAAGGAATACCAATATGCGGGAGGATAGCCTCCAAGCCGAGGGTGGTTCCGACGTTCTCCGTCGCCCCCTTGCCGCCAAAGCCGATCTTCGACCCGAGGTTTCCGGCTGTCTGGAGGATAGGGTTGGGTTTGTCGGCGATCCCCTGTGCAATCCTCTGGGCCTCAGGGCTCGCGTTGGGCATGTTCTGCACCGCCTTGGCCAGAGCATCCCTTGGGTTGGCCCCGGAAGCGGCTTGATTGATCGCATCGAGGTTCGCCGACTTGGCCGCAAGCTCCGGGCCAAGGGTGTCCTCGACCCCGCCGGGAGCCCTGCCGCTGGCCTTGATGTCCTTGATCGACTGGGCATTGGCCGCGATATCCTTGGCGTGTTCGGCCTCGTTGATCGGGAAGTTCTCCTTCGTAGCATCCGCCGCTGCGGTGCGGGCTTCGCCGCCGAGAGCCTTGTTGACCAGCCATGGTGCTACCGCGCCGGTCGCGGCTCCTACCGCCGTGCCCGTCGCAAGGTTTCCAAAGTCGCTGAGGGAAGTCGGGACCCAGTTCTTCTGATGGCCGTAGGCGCTGGCGAGCCCTTCGGCACCGCCGATCAGGGCTCCGACGCCAGAACTGGCAACCTTATAGGGGCTGGTCATCAGATACCCGCCGATGTCAGCCGCTGTCGATCCGCCCCAGCCAATTCGTTGGCGGGCCATCCGTGTCTTGGCCTGCTCGTCGCCGCCGAGAGCCTTGTCGAGGAAGCCCCTCGTGGCGCTGTCGGCAATGACGCGGATATAGTCGTCGGCGGTCTGGACCATCCCGCCAATCACTCCGGGCTTGTCGTTCCCTTGGGGCTGGCCGTTCTGGATCGGTGGGTTGGAGCCCTGACCCTGACCTTGCTGTCCTTGCCCCTGCTGACCTTGCTGGGATTGACCTTGCTGGGGCGCGGGCTGAAATCCGGACCCGGAAGAATTGTATTCCGAGAGAAGGTCCTGAAGGTCCTGCGTGTCCTGCGGGGTGCGCTGATCAGCCGGAATGCTCAGGATGCTCTGGATGCCTTGGGCGATCTGTTGCGAGCTTGCCATTATCGACCTCCAGACCGGCGGTTCAGGATTTCATCGGCACGACTACCGGACTGCGCCGGGGCTCCGCTCTGTGCGGGGGCTCCGGTCTGTACCGGGGCCGAATTGTCGCCCGTGAACGGACTGGTAACCAAAGTCCCGCTCTGGGTCGTGTCGTCGTAGGTCGGGTCTCCGCCGTAAGCCCCCTTGAGGGAAGCGTAGTCGGGATGCAGCACCCCTTGGAAACCTAGGGTGTTGCCGCGTTCGTTGCCGTTGGCGTCCTTCTGGTGGATGTAGTTCGACAGCGCCGCCCGCTGCTGGGCGACGGCGGTGATCTTGCCGAGAAGGTCTTCGGCCCGACGAAGATTTTCCTCCGTGGACAGGGCCGGGTTGAAGGTGCGGGCAAGGAGGGCGGTGCTTTCCTTCTCCGTGAACTGCGAGCCCAGCGTTGCCTTCAGTGAGCTTTGGACGACGTTCTTCAGCATTTCCCCGGCGGTTACCGTGTCCGGGCTGATGAACGGTTTGATGCCGTCCGGGGCAAGGTTGTAGATGTAGCCGCCGGTAAGCTGCTGGCCGTTGGCCAGCGCGTTCTTCATCAGGTTGATGGAGGTCTTGGCGCTCTGGATGTTGCTCACCGCATCTGCGGCTCCGCCGGTCCTGTATTCGTAATCGTCCTTTCCAGCCGCCTGTTCCTGCACCGTCTGGAGCGGGGACATCATGTCTCCGGGCTTCATCGGCTGCTGGAAGGTGCCGGAGCCCGCGAAGGTCTCCAAGTCCCGGCCCTTGAGCCCCAAGGTGATGCCCTCTTGGAGCCTCTTCTCGAACAGGGCGCTTTCCTTGGCCACGTCGGTCGCGGCCTTGGACTGGTCGGTCAGCCGCGACTGTTCCCCGGTGACGACCGGCACCTGTAGGGTCGTGGCGTTCTGGGCGTTGGCACGGGCGGTCTGTGCCTCCTGATCCGCAGCGGCGACCTGTGCGCGTCCGGTGACTTCCATGCCGGTGCGCCCGGTGGCTCCGGCCTGCTCCAGATTGGTCCTCGCGATCTGGTTCTGCCGGTCGGCTTCGTTCTGGGTGCCCTGCCATACGTCCTGCGCCGTCTGCTTCTCCATCCCCTGATGGTGGAGGTCCCAAGAAGCGAGGATGTCTTTGGCCTCGTCCGGATTGTAGAGGTACATCTGGGAAATCTGCTCGTTGGTCGGTCCCTTGTTGGTATCGACGCTGCGCAGGACGCTGGCGAAGGCGTTGCGGTTCTTCCAGCTTTCGTTCTCCGTCCGCGCCTGATTGGCTTGGGACGCAAGAATGTTGCCGAGGTAGGCGTAGCCCTGCATCGGGTCGCTCACCGGCTGTGTCATCTGCGCGGCACTGGCGGCGGCTTTATCGACTTCCTTCTGGCGCTGTTCGAGAGCCGCCAACGTCGAAGACTGCGCTTGTACCGGACCCCTGTAGGTCGATGTCTGGAATACCCCGGCCATGGCTCACCACAACTTTCCTGAGTTCAACCGCTGCATCGCCAGCGCAAGAGCTTGCCGTCCTTCGGGGCTCGCTCCGCCGCCGTAGGACATTCCCGGTCCCGGCTGGGTCATCATCGCGATGGGCCGGGTCATCGGGGCTTGGACGTTCGGGACGCTGGAGGTCTTCTGTCCGCCGCCCGCCATCTGTTCGAGCCCCGCCATCAGCTTGTTCGCCGCCTCCGCCGGGTCCTTCTTGGTGGCGTCGGCGGGCTTGGCGGTGGACGCGGAGGCAGTAGCGGGTGCGGTTGAGCCCGTGCCCGCCCCCGGCCACCCCGGAGCCGCCGAGGCCACGGGGTTCTTCAGGTTGCCGGAATAGATGTCATAGAATGTCTTGTCGCCGTAGCCTTTCGACTGTTCGGCACCGCCGGGGAGGCTCGACCAAGTCTTGTTCAGGACCTGTGCGGCAGCGTTGATGCGCGCAGGGTCGTTACTCTGAAGCGCCTCCGCGAGGTCTCCGCCGGTCGATTGCTTGTAGATGTCGGACGCATAGTTCCACGCGGCAGTGTCTTGGGTTTGAGGCGAGAAGTCCTTGTAGCCGTACTTCGCCGCCTGCTCGTCCCACGTCTTGCCGAGGAACTGGTAGCGCCCCGCCGCGTCGGAGGTGATGCCGTTGGCGGTCTGCATCGCGTGGGGGTGCTTGGAATAGTCGCTGAACTTCGCGCCGCCATACTCCACGTCGTAGCCGGGGCTCTCGCCGGAGGCGATGGAATTGAGGAACGCCTGTTTCCACGCCTCAGGGCTCACACCGGCAGGGGCTCCACCGGCACCCCCGGCGTTGGCGATCCCCCATGTCTTCATCTGCTCCGGGGTGAACCCTCCACCCCAAGAGCCACCCTCCATGCCGAGGCCGTTCTCGCCCATGCCGGTGTCAAAATGCATCAGGTCAAACGCGCCATATTTCCCCGGCTTGCCGCCGAAGTACCCGCCCCACCGGAGCTTGGCCTTCATCTCAGGGCTCGCGGCGGCATAGACGGCGTTGGCGAACTCTTGGTACTGCTGGGCGTTGGTGGCGTTCTGGTAATTGGGGAGCGCCACGCCGGTCTTTGGGTCGGCCAGTTGCACGTCCAGAGCCCTGCCGGAGCCGTGGAAGCGCGGGTCTCCGCCGCGAAAGCCGGAAATAATACTGGCCTTGTACGGTGCATAGTTTCCGGCAACCCCCTGAATGAGGGAGAGCAAGTCCGGGTCCACGTTGTCGAAGATCGGTGATCTGGCCATTTATCCCATCAATCCTGTGCCTGCGCCAAACATCTTGAAGGGGTTGAGCATCTGGAGCCCTGCCCCGGCGATGCCGAAGAGCCCCGACATCTTGTTCTGGTAGGCGGTCATCTTGTTCTGGTACTGCTGGTTTATGGCTCCCGCTATATCAAAGGGATTGACCTGAGAGCCTTGGAAGGCCGGTGCCGAGGGTATCGTCGCCTGACTGCCGCCCATCAGGGCTGAAAGCTCGTTGAGGTTCTGGGTGCGGACGCCCTCGCCCTCCGCCGTCTGCGCCTGCCGCAGCCAGTTCGACTGATCGGCGATGGCGTTCTTGTTGAGGAAGGTCTGCTGCGCCACCTTGTTGTAGGCGTCTTGCGCCGAGCGGCTTTCCGCACCCGACGCGAGATAGGCCTGCCGGGTCTGCTCTGCGGCGGCGTCGGAACGCTGGTTGGAGACGTTGTAACCGTACTTGGAGCCCGGAGACCCCATGCCACGAGCCGCCATCTGCGCGTCTTCGGCACTCTGTTGGGGTTGGACGCCACGCGTATAGCTGTCCATCATCGCCTTCTCGATGGCGGCGCGGTCGGTCGGGGCTTGGTCCTGCCTCAGGTCGGGAGCCGCGCCGTACGCCGCCCAGTTCTGTTCTCCGGCGGTCGTGAACGGGTTGGCGAGGGTGCTGGAAACGTTCGAAAGCTGCTGGTTGGCGAGGGTGCCGAATTGCAGCTTGGCCTTCTCTTCTTGGTCGAAAATGGCCTGTTCCTGCGGGCTCAGGCTGGTCGTCTGGTTCCACTGGGTGCCGTAGCCGGTGACGTTGCCCTTCTCGTCGTAGATCGGCACCTTCGATCCCGGTGAACTGGTGACCGAGCCGTAGGGCGTGTACTGGTTGGCGTTCGAGCCAATCGTGTTGTACTGGCTCGTCCACATGTTTTCCTGACGTTGCGCCGCCGCCTGCTTGAAGGGATCGGGTGCCTTGGGTGCGCTTCCCATCACTGAACTCCCATATGCGTGTCGTGCGTCGGCTTGATTACCCGGATGCGAAAGGGCTCGCCCCGGATGTACGGGCACTCTTCGGGGATCAGCCCGAAGATCGCCGCGTCTTTGGAGCCCCCGAGGCCTCTTCTGAGATACCCCTCAGGCCGGAACCCCATCCGCCAGACCTGTCCCAGAGCCCTCGTGTTCTTGGGCTCGATCAGCGCGGTGATCCGGTCGGCGCGGGAGAAAATTGTCTGATAAATGGTCGTAATGAGTTGCCGGGAGAGCCCTCGCGGATCGGCACAGGCGATGGAAAGATGCGGGTCGTGAGGGCTCTTGAACTCAAAGACAATCACGATTGCCGGAAACAAACCGTCGAACACCGTGCAGCAGAACCACGTCTCTTCATCGCTAAAATTGGCCTGCGAGAAGTCCTGATCGATGGCATAGGAGAGAAACTCCCGTGCGTGGAAGCCCAAGGGCTCGAAACTGACGCGGTATTTCCTCATCCGAAGACACTCCCGCTGTCATAGAGGACATCGAAGCCGGTGATCGAGAAGGTGCAGTTGTAGATCGACGCCGTCAGCCGGATGGCTCCGACGCGCCCGAGCCCCGACACCCCGGTCCAGTTCGTCCAGCTACGGGTGCCGGAGACCCACGTCGATGTGTCCCACGGAGCCACGTCCCACCGCGATTGCGTCAGGTCTACCCCGGTAATGTCGGGGACGTTGCGCGGCGGCGTCGGATCGAAATCCAGCTTGATGTCGATAGCAGGCTGTGGATACCCGTCCGTGACGATATAGGGCAAGATCATCTTGAAGTGCTTGAGACCGGGGGTCTTGAACTGGCTCCAAGCCATCTGCACATCGACGTTGATCGGCAGCTTCACCCACGCATTGTTGACGAACCGCTCGTCCGACTGATAGCTCGTCGCCGTCCGGTAGATGTTGCCCTTGTCGTCGCCGAAGTAGTTGTAGGGGCTCAGCCAGCCCCAGCAGCGAGCCGGAATGTCCCGCCATTCCGCCCACGCGGGCTTGGCCATGTTGCGAACCAGTTGCCGGTAGACGCCGCCGCCCTGCGGGACGTTGCACATCGCCCGCCCGGTGTCGGGGTTGAAGTACAGTTCCCAGCCGGCAAAGTCGCGGTGGAGGCTCGCCTCACGGATGAACCTCGTGACGAGCGTCTTGTCGGAGGCTTCCGCGCCCTCCCGGCCCGACTTGATGACCGTGGACATCGGCGTGAGCCCCGTCGCCTGAAGGGCGTAAAGCTCGCCACCGTAGTTGGCCAAGCACCACCGCGACATCGGCGGTTCGAAGCGGAACACCCCGACGAGGCTGAAATCGCTGTCGGGATCGACGCCGGAATAGACCGCCATCTCGCCGTTGGTGGAGAAGATGCACAGCATGTCGTCCAAGCCCACGCCGCTGTCTATCGTCCACGACGCCAGAGCCCTGACGGTGCCGCCCTTCTTGAAGAGGGCATTCAGGGGAAGAACCGAAAGCTCGCCAAATTTTTGCTGGAGGGGGAGGTAATAAACCGCAAGGTTCGCTTCATCGGCAAAAAACAGTCGGTTCATATGGGCGGTGACGAACGCCAGATCGTTGACCTGAAGCCATGTATTGCCCAACGGCGGACGGACATCTTCCTGCACGAAGGAGCCCTGAACGACGGCCCGCATCGTGCCGGTCGTCTGGTCGGTCGCGGCCCACCCGGAACTGTCAACATTCATAAGCGTGACGGTGTTGATCGGGTTGTTCACCGAATAGATATTATGGATGCCGTTGGCGGCGGCATGGGCGGCGTCGGCCCCGGTGATGATGATGCTGTCTCCTGCGTGGAACTTGGTGATGTCGGCGGGGAGGAAGGTCAGCACCGCGTCCTTGGCGGGGCTCGTCGCCTTGCCAATCTTCTGGATGTTGATCTGGGCGCTGTTGGGG